TATCCCTTAATACTTGTTTCAGGTTCTGTAGGAACAAAACCAGAATCACAAATAAAAGTATAACTGTTTAACTTTTTCTTTTCATTCAACCAAGAAACCCAACTACCTTCTGTTACATCATTATATTTCTGAAGGTACTCTCGTTCTTTTTCTGCAGCATACTCTGGAGCACCGAAACATTCATATCCTTCAAGATTGAGTATGTCTCCATGATTATCAATATTAAGAAGATCTATATTGTCTGCATCGTCTCTCTCTAATCGATATAATATATTATCATGATCATATCCAAAATCTACGTCAGTACAATTTTCAAGAGCTTTCTTGAATATACCAATCATATATTCTATTCCTCTAATATCAATTCTAGAGTAATTAAAGTCTCTATCTAATTCTTCAAGAATTTTCCAAACGGCAAAAGGATGATCTGCAATCTCATAGTCTCCTATCATGTCCTGTTGATGATGCAGATCATTTTCTAGAACCGCGTAATCTAAATCAATGCTTAAAACTTTCATGATTTTCTAATTGCCTTTTCAATTTTCTGCGCATGAACTCCATGCGTATTTTAATAATAGAATATCTAAGTTGAAGATCAGTGTAACGAAAAAGTCTCGTTGTCTCTTCAACTCCTGCATAAGCAACAAGAAGAAGGACAACTGAGACTGTTAAGTAAAAACCTATCATACAAGTGTTCCATGAGCGCGACGGATTTCACGAAGCTCTTCAAAGTTTTTCTGCTTCGTTCCTCCATCATACTCCCATGCATAACCCTCTGCAATCATTTGTTCATTCAATGATAGTTCTGCATCTCCGATATATAACCAACCAAGAAGGCGACCGTACTTACCCATACCACCAACCAGTTCAGTTCTAATAGAAAGCTCGTCGTCTCCATCGATAGCACCTTCTAGTTTTTCTTTCATCCAGTTGGTTGCATCGATACCTAATGCTTTTTCTTCGAGATCTCTGGTGCGTTTCTCTGGCGTGTCCACACCAGCAATTCTAACTCTCTCTTTTTTATAAAGGTCAAAACCGAGATCAATTGTGACATCGATAGTATCTCCGTCCAACACTTTATCTATGCTCGTTACTCGGAAATTGTAACAACTCTTCCGACTCGGGGGTATCATCGCTCCCATGGGACTCTCTCTCGTCAATACCTAGTATATAGTAGATAACCCATGCAACTCCAATCAGAAGAATGATAATGCTGATGATCACACTCCAAACAGGATCATTTGGATCTTCTAATGGACGCAATAATAAGTTCATGGATTTCTAGGGTCTATTCCCATATCTTTTAAATATTGAACCCACCAGTCAGGGTCTTTTATTTGTCTCCAGTTTGGTACGGGAAGATCATTTTCTATAGTGTAATACTGATAGAGAGCTTCATCTATAGTCTGTGCGATCTCCATATTCTTCTTCCTCCTCATCAACGTCTGCATATACGTTTTCCATGTAGGGTCCTCGTTTTCTGAAAGGTTCTTTTCGGACATAATCGGACTCAGTATTTACTGCAGAAATCCAAACAACGAACTTCATCAATATAAAAATTATCACCAATGGAGAAAGACATAGTAGAAGTGCGTAGTTCATGTTACATGTAATTTGGTCGTTTACCCATGTTAAATGATAGTATAGTTCTTGGTACATCACTATCATTTCTCTTAGAAAAATGATTAACTACTGAAGGAAATACAACTAACGAACCATCATCAATATCATTAGGGAAATACAACGAGCTTGTACCAGTATCAAAATGATTAGTTAGAGAAATAAACCCCGTCGGACTATGATATTTAGGATTGTAATCCAAATAAACGATAGCACTCAATCCAATTCCTCCATGATTATGGACTTGATGATCCATATCTTTACTAGCAACTTCTATCCAAGAATTTCTAATGTAATAATTTTCTACTCCAAGAGACATATAAATGCTATCAAGTTCTTCTTTTAAAATTTTTTCTATTTTTTGACTATAGTTATTTTCATTTGAATATGGAAAGTCTGTGGTGATATTTTCTTCTTTTATATATTTAACGTGATTCTTCACCTTCAACCTTAAAAGTTGAGACTTTTTTTCTTTCCAATTTCTAATCTTTCTATGGCAGAATGGAGTAGCAAATAATCCCAAATTGTAATCACTTTCATTCATCATGTTTCCTCACAAAGGGTTCCCAGTGTTCCCAGCCGTATTTATGTATGAGATGCATACCTATGATAGGAACAAATACAAGACAAAATCCCATGACGCCTAAGCACCAAGGGGTTTGCATAACAGATCTAACGAACAGTTGAACGTGACTCATCATCGGGATTGGAGTTAAAGGATGGAATTAATTGATATGCTAACTTGTCTCTAAGTTTATTAATCCTTTGTTCATTATATTGAGAAAAGTTTTCTCTCTTCTCTACTTTTTTATAATAGTGGAGGGCATTAAGAATAATGGTATAGTCCTCCATAGTTAAATCAAAATTCATCTTCTATACCTCACTGGCCATGTTAGATCCATTGCAGAAATAAGCAACAGAGTAAAAGCAAATACGAACAATATGCTCATGCTGGATAATCCCATTTAGTAATAAAGTCTACTTTATGCTGTGGTCCCCACCCGCCAGTATAGATGTAAGGGGCAGTGCGAATAGGACAAGTATCACCAGTGCAAAGTAAGTCATCAACGATCCTCCAAGATTCTATCACTTCTTCTGAATGTACAAAGTGTGATTGATCACCATTTATAGAATCAAATAGTAGTTTTTCATAACCATCTACACCCAACCAATCAGGATACCTGTGAGTCAGTGTAGCTTGCTCAACCGAATCTCCAAGTCCAGGAGACTTAACATCAATCTGAATATCAAGGTGAGCATGTGGTTGCAAACGAATCACGATGCGATCTTTTCCTTCACCATCAAATAGATGAAGAGGAGTATCTTTGAGTTTGATGACGACCTCCACACACTGGTAGGGCATCTTCTTACCCGTCATGAAGCGAAAAGGAACACCCTTCCAACGCCAGTTATCGACGTATAAAGAACCAGCAACATAGGTAGGAGTGTTACTGTTAGGATTAACACCCTCTTCATTGCGGTAAGTGCTGTATTGTCCAAGGATCATGTCCTCCCCTAAACGAGTTGCGGATAAAACTTTTACTTTCTCTCTTCTAATCTCTTTTGCATCCATGCGACAAGGAGCTTCCATTGCAATCAATGCAAGAACCTGAAGCATATGATTCTGTAGCATGTCTCTTACGACACCCGCAGTCTCATAGTATTGTGAACGACCTTCACAACCAATAGTTTCCGTAGCAAAGATCTGAACTTCTTCTATATAATCCCTATTCCAAAGTGGCTCAAGAAGAATATTCCCAAAGCGGGTAGCAAGAATATTATTAACAGTATCTTTACCAAGATAATGGTCAATGCGATAAACTTGTTTCTCGCGTAGATGTCTGCCCACCACTGACTGTAGATGATTAGCAGATTTAAGATCGTGCCCAAAGGGTTTTTCAATAACCACACGGGATGTTTCTGGGTCATCTAAAAGTCCTCCTTGCTTCAGATTAATGATAGCTGACTCGTATCTCTCTGGTGGAACAGACAAGAAATAAGTTGAGTCATCAGCTTCAGGAATATGATGAAGAGTTTCTGGATTTTCTAAGTCGGTAGATACCCAATCAAATCTATGCAGAAAATCTTCTGGATACTCGCCAAGAGTTTCTAACCAAGATTCTTTGGAATGTTCTCTACGAGAAGTTCCAACAATCACAAGATTATCTGGAAGTAATTTCTTTTCATGCAGTTTAAAAAGTGCAGGGACAAGTTTCCTGCGACATAGGTCTCCAGTCGCACCAAAAATAACTATTTGATACGTGAGAATTTCAGTGTGCTGTTCCATTTCCTTTATAATTGTCGGTCTCATAGTAGTTATTCTCACCTTTTCGTAACCCGAAATATACTGTGGATAGTACAAAGGGTATTGCTCCCCAAAGAAGGACATCAGCGAACGTCATGACCACCAAACATAGCTCTCATTCCATTCAAAACCTTGGCTGCGAAAGCACCAAGACGGCGCGACTCAAAACGTGCCCACAACGCACTGCTGATAACAGGAGCGGGTACGCCAAGATCCACAGCAGCGTGAACAGTCCAACGACCCTCACCACTGTCTGATACTCCCCCATCGAACTTGCTAAGTTCTCGATCGCCGCGTAGTACAGTAGCGGTAAGATCGAGTAACCAAGAACCAACCACGCTACCACGACGCCATAACTCAGCAACCTCAGCAACGTCAATATCATACTGGTAATCTGCCGGATTTTCCATCGGAGCCACCTCAGCATCACCCTCCTTAACGTATGCTGCCCCAGCATTAGCCTCATGCAGGATATTAAATCCTTCTGCGTATGCTTGCATGATTCCATACTCAATACCATTGTGAACCATTTTTACAAAGTGACCTGCACCTGGTGGTCCACAATGCAACCAACCGTGCTCAGCAGAGGTCTCATAACTGAGAGGGTTTGTGCGAGAGGCAGACCCAATCCCTGGTGCGAGTGCCCTAAAGATTGGAGCGCAGACGGATACTGCAAAATTTGCACCGCCAACCATAAGACAGTATCCACGCTCCAGACCGTAAACACCACCACTAGTACCACAGTCAATATACGACATGCCAAGTTTAGATAACCGTTCTGCCCTGCGTCTAGAGTCCTTAAAATTGCTATTGCCATGATCAATAATAATATCGCCTTCCATACAAAATGATAGTAGCTCATCTAAAGTATCCTCTACAGTTTCTGCTGGTACTACCATCATAAAGACGCCAGGAGATCTTGACGTATCATTAAATACACCCGAGGTGGAATGTACTACTTGAACAAGGCTTTGAATAGAAGTGGTATATCCACTGATATAACCCGCTTCATATTGTTCCTCAGCTTTTTTAACATTGTTACGATACCCATGTACTTCGTGTCCTGCCTTGATCAAACGACGGGACATTCCTTCGCCCATCCGACCAAGACCAATCATTCCTACTTTCATCCTTTAACCTCTTTTTGAAAATATTCTGGTAAGGGACATCCCTTGAATTTGTCTATCTCATTCACAGATAAGACAAACATTGTAGTAGCTCCTAAGCAAAAAGCAAAGAGCATTTGTGGGAAATTGTAATTACCCATGTGTGCAGTTGGATCAGGAGGATCATCATGAGGATGAATCATCTTTTCGATCTCTAATTGCCGCTTCGACTTGGAGTCTAACTCGGTCTCTTGCTTCTTGGTTTTCTGTTTCTTTTCTGGAGTAGCCATGTTTCTGATGAAAGATAAAATGTCCTTGACATATCATAGTGATTCCAAACAAAAATGCAGTAGCAACTCCTATCCATTCTATAAATGTATATCCATCCATGGGAATAGTGGGGGTATAGCTCCAATCAATCTAAGAAGACCTTCAGAGAAAAGTCCTAGGATAAAGAACCCAACAAACATACTGATGATACCAGCATTACGATTGTGTCTTCGTATAGCGGTATCTATCATCTCCTGCACTTCTGCCTTAGTTACATGATCAGGTAGGTCAACTTCTTTTCCACGCCAGATCCATTTCTTAGGCATTGATCTTCTCCATAGCAAGTTGCAGTTCTCTGGAGTGCTCCAACTCATCATTTAAGATCTCAAGGATTTTTTCATCAGGACCATTATAAGCGAGATACTTTCCATAAGTCTCTGCAGCATGTATCTCTACTTCGTAGGATAGATGGTAAGCAGAGCGAGGAGCCAACCAATAATAAACCACGTTGACCCAATAGTAGATAAGTACAAGAGATTTGGCGAAGAAGCGATCAATCCAATAAGAATTACCGCCCCGACTTTCCATATACTCCAGATGTTCTGTTTCATTTAGAGTTTGTGCGAAGTGTTCTTTCATCAAATAGATGTGTTCTGGACCTCGCAATCCCAAAGACTCTCTGAAATGTAGTACACTAAGGAACGCAAAGTATGGTGCCCTAGCAATCTCCTCAAGCACCCAGAAACGTTGAAAATCTCTACCTTGGTAAAGAAAATCTATGATTGCAACTGTTAGGTTTAAAACCCAAGTGTTAAAAGTGTTCATCATCTTCCCATTCTGGTTCGTAGAGTGGACAGGGCTCTTCAAACAAATGACCCATTCTTAATTGAAGGATTCGTTCTCTCAATGATTTGTAAAACTCTCGTTTTTCGTCTTCGTTCATTCGACGTGTACCGTACCTATCATTCCAGCACCTTTGTGAGGTCCACACCAGTAAGTATAGTCACCCGCTTCTGGAAATGCAACATCAAACTCTTCACCAGGCATCATTGCTAGGGATTCGTGACCTAACTCTGGGTGATCTTCTACGATGACGTTGTGTGGTGGGAGCATGTTGTTGACGAAATGAACCGACTCGCCAGCACTGATGGTTACTTCTGCAGGATCAAACACTAGGTTCCCACCAGAACCCATGTTTACATCTACAGCCCAAGCAGGTGCAGCAAGAAATAGTGTAGCAAGTAGCGCAAAGAAGAACTTCATATTAGTTTACTCAACTACATTATCTATTCGATCAGACCAGTGCGATTTTAAATTGTAACGAGGATTTGTTTTGACTTCCTCACTTACCATTTCACCAAATTCTGTAACACAGTTACACCATTTCTTTCTCGCCTCTGGCGCACCTAAATCTTTTTTCGCCATAGAGATTCCCACTCCCTCCAAAGGTCTGCACATTCATCAGATTTTTTCTGGAGGTGTGGTTCTCTATACACTTATCCCTCAACTTTTTCTTTTGTATCGACTTTCTTTTCGCTACTTTCTTTCTTATCTTTCTTTGTAGGAACAACCCCGAAAGTAGCTAAAGTTCCGGTGAACACGCTGGCTATGAAAGTCGGATCGATATTCTTTTGAGGAACACCAGGAATAGTCACATAATTTAGTGTGAGAATTGCTGCAGACCACGATAGAATAACAACGCGCACCAATGCCGACAGACCTTCGTCTGCCCAGTCAAATTTATTCTGTTTGGTTTCCTCTTTCTTTGGAGTGGATTCCATATTGAAAGAGCAATGCTCAATTATTTATGGGGAGAGTAGATCTACTGATAGACTACATTTGTTTATTCTATTGTATTCATTACAAAGATCTTGACTCGATGCATGTTCCCACTTGTGATACATCTTCTTAAGTTTTTCGGAGTAATCAGGTGATTCACAGTGTACCATTGCGTCTGCAACAACAACCTTGATTAACTCGTTTCTTGTGAGCGCCATACTAGTAGTGTTTTATCCAACAAGAGGTTCATGCATAATATAGTAGTCTTTTGGACTTTAGTCAATGAACCTCTTTTGGCTTTCTACTCAGAAAACTGAGATGATAATATTTAGTATTGTTTTAACGTATCAGAAGACACCAGGAATGATTTGTCCAGTGGTCAGATACGCACCGACTGCTGCAACGAATCCAATCATTGCTGCACGGGCATTAAGAATTTCTGCTTCAGGGGTGAATCCGAATTTCATTGTTTGTTCTCCATTTGTGTTAGGTTTTTGATGATGATTTTTTCACCATCATGAGTAAATTGTAGCGTATCGTCTGGATCCCACAGTAACTCTTCATACAAATCGTCGAGTTTCTGCATATCCACATAAAGCTGGTCTGGGTTGGGCATAACAGTTCGATCATCTAACGTATATATCACCCAGGAAGTTCCAGGTAAAACTTAGATTGATCGCTTGGAGTGTTCTCGTAGATAGAAGAGTCTCCATATTGCTTGTGGTCCTTGTATCCAACCATACGACCCTTCGTGTTCTGGAGGGCAGGCATGAATACGATGTAGAAAAATACTCCTGGGGCACCAATCAAAAGGGCACCACCAATAACATAGTAAGTAAGAATTTCAAGAATAGAGTTTTCCATTAATCAGAAAATACCGAAGAAGAGTTTACCAGTAATTGCGTAGGAAAGCAAGCCAGAGACAATACCCATCATTGCCCAGCGTCCGTTGTACATCTCTCTGTACTGCATAGGCGAGAATAGACCCTTACGATTGTAGTCTTCGACAACCATTTGAGGTTCTTTTGCGAACAGATTATTTTGTCCGTATTCGTTTGTTGTTACCGTCATGTTACAGAGTGTTATAAAACTTTACATATTATATAGTAAAAAAGGCAGGTCGTCAAGCCTGCCTAAGTATTAATTACTACCTAATAGTCATCTCCCTCAAGGATATCCTGACATTTCTCAGGATTCTTCTCACAAAATTTTCTCACATACCCATGAACATCTTCATCCATACGATGATGATAGTCATTGTGCATAACACCAATAAGAATAAAAAATCCAATAATCAAAACATTGAAATGAGTTACTGGAGAAGATAAGATTCTTTTCATAAAAAAAGGGGTCCGCAGACCCCTATATTATAG